TTTAAGCGGTCTTGTAGCGCTTCGACAAATTCTGGATTTGGCTGTCCCTCTTGGGTTTGGAAATTTCCATAATCAACGTCATTTAAAGTCACAACGCCGTTTGTATTTGCCCAGGGAAGCGGATCATTCTCGACGGCAGTATCCAGCGCATTGAGCCGACCACGCATAAACTGCAGCACGTCTATTTGTGTTTGGCTTTTGTCCTTAACTGTTTCGCGCTTTTCAATTTCTTCCCGTAAATCGTTGCCGTTCATTTCCTTCATTTCTACAGCGGCGACTTTAACCGTGTTGAAATACTCGACCTTGGCCGCAAGATCTGCATATTCCGCTGGCGTTTGCGATTGCCTGGCTGCATCGAGCTGCACTTGCAGAGCGCCAACATCTGCATCTGATGGTATTTCACCAATCTCAGTATTTTCAATCAACCGGTTTAGTGTACCCTTGGCTTGCTTGCCCATCTCTGCAGTTATTAGTTGCTGGTTTTTTTCATAGATTGTTGGGCCATCAACATATTCTGACGCGCCGCCAGCGTTTTTTATAAGTTTTGATTGGTCTGCTTTGCTCAAAGATCTGAGAAGATGATAAACCTTTTGACCCTCTGGGCTTACCCCCTCGCCCTCTGGCGCGTCTGTACTCTTATCGCGCAGCGCTTTGTGGATCTCATGCACTGTAAGAACCGAGCTATCGGAGCTGTTCACAAGATTATTCAGCGCCCTTTGGGTGCCGCGAAAAACCATTGCGTATTCTTGCTTGCTTAGGTTTTCACCTTTGCCAAGCCCGAGCTGCACCAGGCGATCACCGTTAAGCTTTACCCCGGCAATAACGAAATCAATCTCCGACAAGCTATTGCTATTGGCGATTGTGTTTTCGCCGTTCACATAAAGCTGAGCCTGATTAGCTGCAGCAACCGCCGCTATCTTGCGGTCAATGTCATTGCGTAATTGAAACCTGTTTTGTAATTCTAGCTGCCCAAATTTAGCGTCAAACTGCGATAAAGCGTAGACGTTCTTGCCGACTTTCTTTCTTAGCTCGTTTTTGATTTGTGTTGTTTCGCGGTTCCAAAGCGGATCATCGCCATCGAGCACACGATTATAATTTGGTGACTTGGCAAGATCGTCCCTGCGCGTCCGTAGCGTCTCTTGAGCGCCTAGCATGGCCTCATTCAGATCATTCTCGACTTGCACCTTATAGCGAGCGTTTGCGTACTCACCGGCTGCCTGAGCCGCTGCGCCGAGCACTTCACCTTTGCGCAATTCTGCCTGGATAAATGGCGTTGCGTTCATACGCGCACGTAATGATTGGCCTGGCGCTTCGCGTGTTATCGAGCCCTCGGCATTGTAAACGGGTATTCTCATGTAAATAGCCCTCGGCCATATGCTGTAGTAGCTGCATTGCCAACACTGCCTATTAAAGCTGTTCGACCTTGAGACTTTAACGCGGATGCCGTGGCGTCACCGCCCATGCGCGTCAGCTCAGCATTAAGCCTAGCATCCTCTTGCGCGTCATTTATCTGCAGATTGGCAATCTCATTGTTAAATTCATTCACCGATTCCTGATAATCAAACTCTGCAGCATTGGCGCGTAAGATTTCAAAAGGCGTTCCAGAATCAACTTCATATCCCGCATATCCCGCCGCCGCTTTTACTGTGCCTTGAATATTGCGTTCAAACGCTGCCTTGCCGCGCTTGCTATCAATTGCGTATTGACCATTTAAAATCCCGCGCTGCCGATCCAGGAGCCCTATGTCTCTTTCAAACATTTCCGCGTTAAACTCTGCAGCTCGTTGCGCAGCGCTTGCCGCTTTATCTGCCGATTTTTTTGCAGAAATGCCACCAATCAAATTTGATCCCGCCGATACTGCCGCTAGTGTACCCGAAATACCCATTAGCTTACTCCCAGGCGCTTAGAATAAATGCTTTCACTCTCGGTAAATCCAAGGCGCTGCAGCAATTTATCGAAAGGCTTGTGTCGTTTTATATTGATCATCATCACAGAAACACCGGCGAGCTCTAGCTGTTCGGTGGCAAACTTAATTAATCGCCAGGCTGTAAATCCTTTGCGATATTCGGGATCCACAAATATTACATCGTTGTGGGCAAATGAATGATCTTGATAGTGCAAGTGAGGCACGACAATCATCACGAAGTAACCCACAAGCTTGTCATCTTCCCGAGCGGTGTAGACGTGGAGCTTGCCTTCTTCTTCGAGGCGAAAGTATTGCTGCCAGTTTGGATTGAGCTGTATTGTATCTTGGTTAAGAGCAATCTCTTGCCAATGCGCCTCGATCAGCGGCATTGCTTCGCTTGCGCAGTCTTTAAGCTTTTCGACGTGATACAAAATCATATGTCAAACGTGTTCATACGGGGATAGAACGCGAGTACGGTCATGGGTAAAACCTGTGATTGCCGCACGTATATCCGATCATCGTTGTCGAAACCCCCAGGGAACTCTATTTCCTTATCGCCTGTGAAAAGAGGAATACCTTGATCCATTGCCATCGAGCTATCGCGGAACGGTATTCGATCTATTTCTGAGGAACTATTGCCGACCTCAATACCAACCGTTTCGAACAGCCTGAGAGTAACCGCATGTATTCGCTTGGGCTTGCCCTGGCTTGTTCCGTCCTCGGATCCAGACTCGATCCTCATTGTCTGCATTTCAGAAGTATAGCTAAAGCCAACCGCTGCCGTTGTAGAAGAATAATCTAATGTTATACCGCCGCCAGATACAGTCTCATCGGGGTGCGTTGCGCCGTTTGCCAGGATAGCAACCGATTGGCCTTCGAGGTGATACAAGCCAGATAATGACGTTACTGCAGATCCGCTATACGCCAGGCCGCTATCAACAAAAAACGCCGCTGTTGTAACTGATCCAAAATCAAAGGGTTTTAGCACCTCGACATATCTTTTTGTCTGTGAATTGATCGTGCGCTTCACAATCAGGTATAAGTCATCGTTGCCCGTGTCGGTGGGAAGCGGCGCTATCGACTCAACAATAGCTTGCCCGGTTCCAAACACGCCGCCGATTGTGTGCTTATGCCAACCAACAACTTCTTCCTCGCGCCGGTATGTAAGGCCCAGAAGTGTCCCGTCTGACCTCAGAGCCCATACAATGCTCTCAGGTTCTTGTTGATACGCGAAAGCCGTTATACCGCCCTGGGTGATATGCTCAGCGAGTATCGTCATATCGGGTGCAGCGTATCCGCTACTATTTACGTCACCTACGAATTTAAATTCTCGTATTTTTCTGGCCCCGCGCTGCAGGAAAAGCGTAACATCTGCGACCTGGACAGGCTCAACATTTGCCGTGCCATAGTTCGAGTATTTGCGGATAAGCGTTGTTGTGGGCGACACAGGCCCGTCATTCGTAGACGTTAAGACAAACTCGCCGCCTGTTGTGCCGATTGCCAGGACACGCGTGGAGCTGAGATAGCGAATACTATCCACAGTATTAGACGCGATTGTGTATATAAGCGCGTCATTATCACCAGTTCCTACGGTGAAATTGGTATAATCAGCATTTTTGGAAAACCATAATGTTTGCGGATTATTCGTTGTATTTGCAAAAACTAAGCGCTGTTCGAAGAACGTGACAACGCTGGGATAATTTCCACTAGAATTAAGCGCCGGGCTTGGAGATCCGGAGATCGAAGGCGTGGCAAACGACCAATTGTTATGGTCTGAGCGCGTTAGGGTGCGGATTGCATATTCAGGATGCACGAAATACATTGTATCGGCGCTCTGCACAAAACGCACATCTGGCAATTTGGCCTCTGGATATGGCGTTGCCAGCTCGAAAATTTCCGTAGCTGTGCCGCCGCTTGTATATGTTGTAAAAGAAGTTGTGTTTATTGCTACACCGAATAGATCCGTAAGCGTGAATGTATTCGTGGCGCTATTAGCAACACGGTAGTTTCTGCCGTTCAGCTCGGCCATACCGCCAACTGAAGCTATGAATATTTCATCGCCATTGCTAAAGCCGTGAGAGTTGCTTGTGAGAACGCCAGGGCTTGCCTTGGTTGCCGCTGTGATATTCTTTGCAGTAGCATTTAAAACCTGTGCGCCATTGCGATAGACGCGCATAATCTCATTACCAAACTCTAAAATATACGTGTCGGTTGATTTGAATTGGAACGGTATAAGCCTGGATTTGACTGAGCTCGTTTTAACTTCACCTAGATATTCTGTACCTGGACGCCGCTTTGTGCCGCCCGTTGGCATAACGATCATATTCGTAAGATCTGCCAAACCTTCTTTGTATTTCTCAATGCCCGTCCTGCCTTCGAGCAAGGGGGATATTTCCCCAGCACTAAAAGCTGAGAATGATGGAGCGGATCTAGCCATTACATACGCGCCTCAATGAAGTCACTGGCCTCGATGCGTTGCGGTGCGCCCTCTGTTGCGTTGACGTTTCTTGCCTGGCTAAGCTTCTTTATATAGGTTGCTTCCATATTGGCACGAACGGTATTAGAGCCCGTCACTGTATAGGCTATTTCTGCTGCCAAGCGCTGAGATAAGGTATCGATGAGGCTTGCGTCATATTCATTAGGATCCTCGATCCTAGCGATATACTTAATTTTTGCCGTGCTTTCGTCGGTCACAATGTTTCTGCCCTCGACAACAAACACCGGGCCACCAGATAGGCTGTGCATATTGTCCTGGGGATAACTCATAGAGCCGTTAGAGAACTCCAAGACTCTTAGACAATACGGATCCGTTGGCAGGGGATAGTAATACGCATATCCAAAATCAGGCGTTGTTGCGGATTGCGCTAATGTTGTGCGTCTGATCAGGCAATTCCAGCTATGTTGACGAAACAGATCATCACGTATGCTTGGGTACTTTTGATTAATAACACGCCCAGCTTTTGAATTTTCATCGAAGGCCGCAATGTTACTAGCCCCGAGCAAATTTAGGGCGCTATTCGCTATATCAACTGTGCTTGTCATGGCCTACCTCAGAAAGAGAAAACCCCTACCATTGCAGTGCGAAACCTGGCCCGGCAGGGGAAGCAGGGCGGCGAACCGCCCCGCCGTTGTTTAGTCAGTCGCGTACTTTATGGTACATTCAATCGTACCTGTTCCCGCCGCGCCGCCCATCGTGACGGTAACCATTGCGCCGTCACCGTCAGTATCCAGCACCGTGCCGCTACCAAGCGCCAAGGTTGCAAGAATATCGACTTTCTGAGCTGCAGTAGACGCCGCTGCAGCTTTATAGGCCGCCGGCGCTGCACTTACCGCAGTACCATCAGCGTTAGAATACGCTGCATGGCCGACACTGAGCGTTGTGCTAGATGCAAGCGCATCATGGGCAAGTGAGCCCTCAATGAGCCGCGCACCGTCAGGCAAGCGGAACATTTCAATTACATCACCGGATGCCAAGCTTGACGCTTCATAAACCGAGTGAGCCACACGAATGCGAGCGCCCAGGTTATTTGAAGGGTTTTTAACAACTGGTGTTGCGCGTGAGTTTGTCCGTTGGACACTATATCTTGTTGCCATTGGTCAATCCCCCCTATTCTGCGCACGGCACTTCAACAACCATGCTCTCTTGCATGCGTGTCGCGCCGATACTTTGTTGATAGAAAACCTGGGTGGCATAGCCCTTGTCAGGACGAACATCGATTTTTGCTGTTGGGTTCATACCAACCGCAAGCTTCAAGCCGTCTTGTGCAAATGCAATGACCCGGCGATGAGAGGAACCATTTACCGCCAAGCGATTGCTTGTGATAAAGGTAAATCCACAGAACTCCGTGACGCTGCCTTGAACAAGAGCACGTACTGTATTGAAGTCTGCCGAAGTGACGGTTGTGCTATTAAGCAGATCCGACATTTGCTTTGGCGCAACAACAATAAAGCGCTTGATACTCGGGTCAACAGATCCTTCATCGAGGATTTGCTTTGCCGAAATCAGCTTTGCCAGGGTAAGCCCCGCGCTGCCATGCGCCACGACATTCCCTGATGGGAAAGATACGCTTGTTCCGCCGTCTTTTCCGGTGTTAGCGTCTGCAAAAGCCGAGGCGATGATCGTATCATCCATTCGACGCCCCATCGCTGCAGCACCCGCACGAACATAAGTTGATTGCGGAGATTGCAACATACGGATCTTATCTTCGTCATCAATAAGATCTGCGTATACATAATCCCGCAAAGAAACTTGACGCCTCGCATGGGGTGTATCTTGGATTGGTGTATCCTGGTGCCGTGTGGTTTTTTCGATAGCGGAAACTGATCCCACTTGATCGAAAAATGCCTTCTCGCCTGTGACGCTTTCCTCATCTACGCAAGCGCGTAGTAAAGATCCTTGCTGTTGAGACAGCATTTGGATATTTGCGGAAAACTGATTCACAAACGCTGTGGTGATTTCGCTCGACATAATCGAACTCCTTCATTAAGCTATTGTTTTTTCAGGGTTATTTTCGCCGCGGTTATCCAAAATGGGCCGTGCTCAACGCTTAGGTTCGTTACTCCACTTGTCGCTGGGGCTTAGAAAGATCTAGGCTTGTCCAGCTTCACCGCTCTGAATCCGAAATAGTCTTGCGGCTTCAGCAACGTATGTCTTGTGCTCGGGGTGGCGATGATCATTGTAGGGACCGCTCGCCATGATTTCAGGGATCTTTCGACCCGCTTCCTCTGAGGTCATAACGAGCTCAGTGGGTTCACCGATTATTTTATCTTCGCCAATTTCTTTGGCAAACGCGCTAAACATGCGGATAATATCAGGATGATCACCCAATAATCTGCCATCTGCGAGCTCGATTTCATTAAGCATTTCCGATTTGTTGCCAAGCAATTGCCGGGCCGCGCCCTCTGCGAGCTGTAGTTGTTGATCGAAAGCCGGGCCGTATTCTTGCCTTAGCTCTAGCTCGCCTTCACGCGTCAGTGTTTCAGCGTGATCGTACCGCTCAACTGCCATTTTCTCCAAGGAGCCATCCATGAAAGACGCGATAGATTGGGCTTGTTTGTTATTAAGCCCCGCCTCATGTGCACTTTCTCGGAACGCTTCGAGTGCGCTATCCCCAAGCTTTCCTTCCAGGCTGATTTCGTATTTGGTTGGCGCTTCGGGCCTACCACTTGCGTTGTAAAACTCGCCCCATTGATCGTCAGACCAATTCTCAGCAGGCCGGGCCATGTTATCAGCGCCGACCATTCGCTCCAGGTGCGTGTATGATTTTGCGAGATTGTTAACGTCTTTGAACTTTTGTAAGCTCGGGTTGCCTCTGTTTTCTTCGTTTAGTGTATCCAGAAAACCAACTGCAGCCGGGGCTTCCATTGCCACGTCTTGAGATCCCTCTGCCGGGATTGCCTCGTCGCTCATGTTTAATTACCTTTTGGTTTGCTTTCCTCGGTGATCATCCTGGCGATATGCAGCATGGCGCTGCGCTGACCTTCAAGGAAAGCACTTTGATAAGGGTCGCCAGGAACAAAGGTTGTTTGATCGTAATTCAGCCGGGCTTTTAGATCTGCCAGGACAATATCGCCGTCCTCGTCACTGTTAAAAACAAGACGGTACGAGCGTTTTACATCTTCTATTTTCTTCATTGCGGCAGACCACCGGGCAATCCACCCACAGCCTTAACCATTGGCGCGGCCTTTTGCATTTGCTCTACAGCCATCATTTGTTGCTGTTGCTGCGCTTGTGCGGCCTCTGCCTCTGCCTGGGCCTCTCGGATTTCAGCAACCTGCGCGTCAGATCTAATGACCTGGGCCGGTATGCCTGTTATATCGACCAGGTATTTTACAAGACGGTCTGAATCGAGATAATCCATTACAGGCGCTATTTCATTGACCTGCATAAGCACCTCGAACCCGCGCAACATTGATTGCAGATCCGTTAGCTTTTGAGCTTTTGCCAGGGGAGATACATACTCAATATCTATATCCTGGCCCTGTAAAGCCTCAGGGGGGGTTGGGAGGAGCCCCGCCCTGAGTAGCAAGCCAAAGCACCGTGAAATCATGGGCTGCAATAGCTCACTTTGGAGGCGACCCAAAACTGGACCGAGTAGTCTCATGCGTTCTTCGTTGCGCTGCAGCACTTCCGTTGCCGTTTGCTGCGCACCGCCCTGGCTTAGAATTTGGTCTATGAAAAACGCCTTGTTGATTGCTTCACGGCGCTGATCTTCCATTGCCAGGCCCAGGGGATTGTTCGCGCCGATCTGCATGGGCTCAATACGATCTCTGGAGCCTGATCTATAAAAGTTCAAGCTTCCCGGCGTGGTACGCACAGGCAAAACGAAACCGTCATCTGGCACCATTAAAGGAGGATCTATTTGTTTTTGGGCTGCGCGGATCGAAACTTCGCACATTTTATTAAGCATTTTCGTATCTGGCAAAGCGTTCATTGATACGGATCTGCCATAACTTGACGTGCTATCCTTGCTCATTCTTGGCGTCAGAAAACACATTTCATCATAGCCGCCTTCGCTCAAAAGCATCTTTGTTTCAGCATGATAATACACTGAGGCAAAGGGCTTAGACATTTTCGACAGCTTGCCAGTGGTTTCACCTCTAGGAAACACGCAATGTATAACGTCATGTTCTTTATATGGATCGTTTTTTAGATCGTTAAGACATGCCTGGGGAAGCTTATCCTCGCCAAAGCGCTGAGCCATAGCTCGGGCAGACAGACGAAACTTGCGAAACACCGTATCCACAATGTCATTCTGGTTTTGTGAGATATAAATTTCTGCGATATGCCTGGATTGAAACCGCAATCCGTCCTGATCGCCCTCGACATACATTGCCGCCGTTCCAAAAGTCACTAGATCGTAATAAAGCTCATGCACTTCTTGCTGAAAATTAGAGCGATTGAACTGTTGATACATTTGATCAATGGCAAGCTCGAGCCATTCATTAGCTTCATCGTCGCCCTGCAGCAACGGATCCCTGTATCGCATGCTAAACCAGGGCGTTGAGGGGCTTGTGAGCATGCCATGCAATGAGCTGGCGAGTAATTCAACGGCATGTATTGCAGTGCCATCGAAGATCCGCTCTGTGCGCTTGTCTCCCTGGGTGCGTTTTTTGGTAATGTCTGCCTTTCTAGGCAACATAAAGTCAGCGAGCTCTTGCCAATGGCTTTCCCAGTTACTTCGCTGAGATTGTAGCTGTTGAAAGCGCCTGTCCAGGTTGGCAACCATTGGCTTAATTTGCATTAGGCGAGCCCATATGTTTGCATCATTGATCGCCTCTTGGCTTTTTTAGGATCACCGCCCTTAGATTTGCCAGCCATCTTTTGATTAAGACGCTCGAGCGGATCCACGGTGTCCCTGCGCCTTGCTGGCTGAGAGGCTTTCGCGCCCATTTCACCAGCAATATTGCGCTTTTTCATCATCATCTGATCATTCCACCCATGAGAGAGCGTTTCTTTCGCGTACTTTCTTCCCCAGAAAGCAAACCTTTTGCGCTTGTGGCAATCGTAGAAGATCTGCCTTTTCTATTTGCATCGAGTGTAGAAGATCTGCCTTTTTTATTTGCATCGAGTAAGGCTTGCTCAGTCTCGCCAACTGCATCGGGATCAGGTAAAGCAGGGGCAGACGCTTCGCCACCATCGCCATCGCTAGGCGCTTCAGCCTGATCCATCGTTGGTTTCCTGGGCTCTGGATCATTTTGGTTTCTATATTTTGCTTGATCCTTTTCAAAAGCTTTTCTTGCGCGCCTGGTGTTGCGGGTGCGAGCCTCATATGGCGATATTCTTCCCGACATATCATCGCGCGGTGTTGGATTATAAGGATCTTCCTTTAAGCCAATGCCAATCGCAAAGTCATTCGCCGCACCTGATGCCGTTCCACCCATATCTATCTCCTTACGTTGCAAAGACGTTATAGCTATTCAACGCCTGTTGTTGTGGCGCTCGCATTTTGTTGTTTCCAATTCTCAGCCCTACAGCCAGATACCTAAACGCATCTGCACTGTGGCTAGAAAAATCATGGACAGGGGTCGCTCTGAACGTCCGTGTGCGCTCGTTATAAGCCCTGTGATACTGTCTAAGAGCCTCGAGCCCTACCTTGGTCTTATCTCTGTCAAACCAGCACTTAGGAATAAGCATCTTCGCTGCATGTATGCCATCCTCAAGCCCAAGCTTAGGAACAACGCGGAAGTTAAGCCCGAGATCATAAGCAATCTCCCTGCGACTTTTCCCCGTTCCAAGCTCCCTCTGCTCAATGTCATGCGGAGCAAAGTGATCCTGGTATAAATAACCCTTGTCAGACAAAACCTTGCAATAGTGCGGCAAGCCCTCGCCTCGCGTCTCATAGTAATCAATCACATGAACAGCTCGCCCGGCGGTCTGCACAAAGAACACCGCAGTGCTATCGCCTACGCCGAGATCCCAAAACGTCGAGACGCGCAACGCAGGATCATACGGCACATTCGTAACGCGCCCATCTTCCTCAGCCTGCTCAAGCTCCTTGCCGTAAATTGATCCAGGCACATTCGCCTGCCAAGAACACTCAAACTCTTGAGCATACTGATCAGGGCTCATCATCTTCTGAGCGGCCTCTAGTTCCTCGCGATCAAGCAACCCCGTATCACTGGCCTTATGAACAACAGCAAGCCAATTCTCATCGCCCTTGGCCTGCTCATACAGCTCGTAGAAAGCGTTATGCCCTTGAGGTGTGCCAATGAAACAACACCAGCCCTTAGAGTTAGACAGAGCAGGACGTATGACCTCGGGAAACACGCTCTCAGGCATATTAGCGTATTCGTCCATCACAACGCCATGAAGCTCAAGACCACGCAATGCCTGGCCGTTCTCAGCGCCTAACAAGCTTATCCTAGCGCCGTTAGGTAAATCACATCGAAGCTCAGTCTCATTGAACCTCACGCCAGGAATAGAACCAGCATATTGCTTAAGCAAATCCCAGCTAACAGACTTAGCCTGCCGATACGTGGGAGCCATCATAGCATATCGAGGATTGGGCTTGGAGCTCATCAAAGCATCGCGCAGAATATGATTAATAGCCCAGACAGTCTTGCCAAATCTACGGTGACAAACAACAACGCCCCAGCGCCTCGCTTGCATCTCAGCATGTAGCTGAGCCTGCAGCGCTCGCGGTGCGTAAGGTATCACGATCTCCATAAGCGTCCTGCGTGTGTGTGGTTTATAATCGGGTCTTATAGCAAAAGTCGGGCGCGGCCCGCGAGGCGGGGGTGGGGCCGGATGGGCCTCGAAAACCGGCGGATCGCCGGGCAAACGGGGTCATTACCCGCACTCTGCGCCAATGATTACAGGAGCTTAGCCCTCCTGGGTTGCAGCTCGGTTGCAAGGATCCGACTTGGCTTGAACTGATTTAGCTTCCTGCGCGTAGCTCGCTCACCTGTGCGTTAGGTAATACGGAGATCTCTTACTATCTCTACCTTATCCCCTGCTGATCTTTCCCCAATCCCCTGCTGATCAAACAAGCCTGGACAATTGTAGTCCCTGGTCTGTTCTACTCTGTCCCTGGTGAAGCTTGGCTGTCATCTACTGTGCTGACCGCCACGTCATTGCCCTGCCAGCTTATCGTAATAGCTGAGTTCTGCGGTGCATCCTCTTTCTTGTCTCTGATCCCGTTCGGCTGCATCCTTGCGATGACCCACTTAAGCGCATCGACCTTGTTGCGGTTGTTCGTCACGTATGCGTGAAGCAACCTGTTATCCTCGAATGTCGGAAGCGGTGCCATCATTAGATCTGTTATGTGATCGAAGTAAAACTCTGCCTGAAGCGATCGAGCACGGCGATACATCTCAAAGAACTCGTCGTTTCTTATGACTGCCCTGGTGACTGCCGCGTATGATGTAGGCACGTTTGGATCCGCTGCAACGGTCAGCAAGCTTTCGCCCTGGCTGATCCTGTCACAGATCATCTCCATGACTTTCTTGTTAATCTTGCTGCGCGATACCATCGGATCTTTCCATAAAAAAACCCGGCGAGCGTGAGCTTACCGGGCTGAGTTGTGTAGTCAGAGAAGTAAATGTTGAGTAGACAGTAGGACAATCGCAATATCTGGGCGATTATATACTAACCGCTAACATATTCAGAGCACTCGCGCAAGCTTCTTGATTTATTTTATCATTACCCCTTGACGGAATACGTCAAGCTTGCTATGTATGAGTTGTAGCAAAGATCTACGGATCCAGCTCGTTCCCCCAGAAACCTCAGAAAAGGAGACACAGATATGGCTTTCATTAATCAGCAAGACAAAAAGGATCTTATGCCAGGGATCAAGGCAGTTCTTGCTAAGCATGGCGTCAAAGCCAGCTTTTCAATTCGGCACAATTCTACTTTCGTTTGCACTTTAAAGTCTGGGCCGTTTGTTGCGCCAGATTGGTATCAGGTCAATGAGCATCACCTTGAACGGACTTACGAAGGTCAACAGCTTCAGTTTTTGCAAGAGTTGATCGCGGCAATGAAAGGCTCGAGCTGGTTCAATGACAGTGACAGCATGACTGATTACTTTCACTTGTCTTGGTACATCGACGTAAATTGGGGCGGTTACGACAAGTCTTATACGTGCACCGCGCAATTCCAGGCAGCTTGATCTTTTGTCGGCGGCCTACCCAGGCCGCATTCATAAGACCAATAGCTTAGAAAGGAGCATCACATGTGCTTTGAATATACCACTGGCGTTATTGCTGATCTGTCTATCGAGGATCTGCAACAGCGTCGAGCTAATACCTGGGAGACCTATGGCAATTGCCTGGGTCACGGCAAAAGCCACTACAATCATCTGATCCTGGGCCAATACGATGCAGAGCTTGCATCGCGTGGCGTTGCTGCAGACGAAACCATCCAGGGCGTTTTCAACGGCGCTGGCACTTACTGAAAGGATACACAATGCAGACAGACTTATTCGACCAGGGCGCAGCGAGCATGCCAGGATCGAGACAGACAGACCTCGAGCAATTGATTGCCGAGAACTTGCAAGAGGCGATTGAAGATTGCCAGGAACAAGAAAGTTATTTGCGGATCCGTGCGTTGAATACCGGGCTCGCTATCTATGAGATCCGGGCCAATGAAGCCAAACAAATGCGGATTACTGCAGAAAAACAGCTTGCAGATATTATAAATAAATAAATCTTTAAAAAACCTTTGCTAAGATCTCGTCATCATCATCGGGCGGGATCTTATAGTATAATCTGACCAGAGCATCGTAATACATACGCTTGACCGCCCTGGCATCCCTGCCGCCCAGCATCTTGCCAAGCTTAGTCCACTTTGGCCCACGCTCGCGGAACGCCGCGCTGTGAGCCACGGCCCACACCAGGCGTCTATCGTCCTCGTCCATGTAGCGTATGCCTAGAAGCAAAGCTTGCTCAAAGCATGTAACGTCTGCCGGTGTTGCCTTGGATAAGGGTGCAACGAAATCGTCCCATCCGTAAGCGCCCCATTCCTGGCGAAACTCAGGCCATGACGCGAGCTTTTGCCTTCGAAATGCTGCCGGTAGTTTGCGCTCTGTTTCTGCAGCTCTGAGAAAGAAGCTGTCGAGCTCCGTCATGCTCATTCTAGCTTTATCCATTGAGCATAGGCTTCAAGCGCTTGAATAAAAATTGAGCCGTTTTTTTGCCGGTGGCAAAACGTAACTGAAATTCCTTTGCGGATTTTGCTTTGAACATCTCTTTGCAGACTTCGCCGTTATGATAATAAAAATATCCTTTCA